GCGGTCGGCGCTCTTTGGCGCGTACACCGAGTTGTGGTCGGTGACGGGCAAGAAGGCGCGCGCCGCGGCGCGGGGTGACAGGCCAGAGGGCTTTGTCGATCGCGTCGTCGAGTACTCGGATCTGATCCAGATTGAGCCGGAGTTCACGGACTGCCTGGTGGCGGGTCTCGTGCAGTACGGATACATGCGGCACATCGGCGAGGGCCGCTTCCAGCTCGCGATGCATGACTTCTTGCTGCATCAGCGAACGGCGCTGCAGATGTGGTGGGAGGCGCAGCGCAAGAAGGAGAACGAGAACGATGCGCTGAAGGCTGCCGTGCGGTGGCGTGACGGCGACCAGTGCAGGTGCTGCCACGTGCTCATGAGGTGGGACGCCAAGGGCAAGACGGAGCCGAACGGCGGCACCTTGGACCACATCGTTCCCGGTCAGGAGACCGAGTCGCCGGACGACTTCGCGGCCGTGTGCCGCACGTGCAATGGGATCAGGTCTGACAGGCCCGACGCGAATCAGATCGCGCCGCTGCAGCCCGTCCCTGAGCGGCCGGTCTATTCCAAAGAGACGGCCACGTACTTACGCGAGCAGGGGTACCTGCGAGACCCGCTCGACAAGCCGATGCAGCGCGTCGGCGTCAATCACCACCTGAAGCGCATCCAGATTCTTCCGCGACCCGCCAGCCCGGCGGATACCGCGACTAGCGACCTCGAAGCCATCGAGGCACCGCTCCCCGCCCAGTGGGCCTCTGCGGCCCATGACGGGCACGACGGCCACGTATGTGGCCAGCGACCCGGCACCCAGCCGGACAACGCTGCAGGAGGGCGCACAGGGGCCTACGCGGCCCCTGTGCCGCCCGCCGGCGACCCCGCACCCAGCGGGACCCCGCAAACGGCACCAAAACCCCCCGAGAACGCCGCGAAAACGACGGCAAACCGACAGGGAGTTTCACCACCCGCAACCACCATCACCCCAGGTAATAGCCAACCCGAGGAGGGGGGGCTACGGCCGGGGGAAGGGGTGGGGTTGGTAATGGCTAGGGAAGGGACTGGTGGTGGCACGGGCAAGGGCCCGGTTGGCCGCCGCCAGCGAGGTCGTCGAGGAAAGGGATCAAGGTGACCACAGCAGCACCCACCGAGGAAGTGCGCGCGGTGAAGGTAGCCCAGCTGCTTCACAAGCTCGCCAACCAGTACGTCATGCTGGGCGCGATCGTGCGTCCCGGCTCGAGGACTGCCGCAGACGAGATCGGCACCAAGGTCAAGCGAGCCGAGTCATTCCCCGCCCCGGCGGACCTCGTGGTCGCGGACACGATGCGGCAGATCGACGAGTGGACACGTGACCGGATCAACGACCTGCTGAACGCCAACGTGCGGGCTAAGGCTGATGCCGTGGCGGCGAGCGGCAAGAAGATGCCGAAGCCGTGGACGCCGCCGACGCCGACGACCACGCCGGCCGCGTTGCGTGCGATCGCTGAGCAGCGCATCGGGTTCTTCGTGCCGGCCGATGACGGCGTGGTGGCTCTGGCGTTCGACATCGGCGTGCGGCGTCTGGTGAAGCTCGCGGCGCAGACCATCGAGCCGAGCGGGCGCCGATGGCGCGACCTGCACGTGCAGTGCATCGAGCGCGTGGAGATCGACGGCGCGCTGGTCGAGTGCACGGGCTCGTATGGAGTCTGGTTCGACCCGCACCGTCAAGAGATCGCACCGGACCTGCAGTGCTCCAAGTTCCCTGCCGAGCACACCGTGACGCCCGTGGCATGGCAGCGCGCGGGACGCCGCTCGGGATACGACCCCGAGCAGCTGCGCGAGCGGCTCAAGCGTGAGCGGGCGAACTCGTGAACGATCGCCGCGGATGGCAGGCGCCGCGCGACGAGGACGGCACACCGCTGCTCGACACGGCCGCCGTGGCGGTGATGCTGCGCACGGCGTTCGGCGGCAGGTGGGATGGCCGGCGCACGTGGCGGTGGCTCCTGCGTTCGGGCGCAACCTCGGCGGGCCGCGGCAAACATGGAGCGCTGCTGTGGCGACACGCCGAGATCGACGCACTGATTGAGCGTGTCGACGTCTAGTGGCATACTGGATGCCGGTGGACGAACTGTGTCCACGTCAGCCCCGAGGCCTTCTGGTCGGCGGGGCTTTCGTGTACCTGGACCCACTGCGTGAGGCGCGAGCAGGGCGCCGAGACGGCAGCAGCACGCGGCCCCCGCGCCTTGGCCACTGGCCTACAGCACGGGGGTCGCGTCGCGCCGCACACCAAGGAGGCACCATGGACACGCTCGAGACACCCGAGATGCGCCGACGCGAGTACGACATGATGACTCAGATGGTCGATCGCGCCGTGGAACTCGCGCGCACAGGCCTCCGCGTGCTGTGGGTCTCGCGCCGGATCGAGGACAACAAGGCTGCGGTAGACGAAGTGTCCGAGAGGGTCTACTACAGCATGCGTTTCGCACGAGGTCTTGAGCGTGCCACCTACGAAGGTGGCGGCTGTATCGAGTTCGCGTCGGTCGGCTCGACTCGAATGTGGGGCGTCTCGCCCGACGCGCTCTTCGTTGACAACTCGCTGGCCGGTGACGACCGCCTGCGCCCCATCGCGGCGACGCTCGGGCCGGGCATGCTCTTCGCCTACTAAGCCCAGGCACACGCGTCCTCAACAGGGGGCTTCTGATGGCGACCTCTCGCAGCGCGACCACCGAGCACAAGCGGATGGTCAAGATCGTGAAGGCCCGGGCACAGGCTCAGGGCATCACGCATTGCCCGAGTTGTGACGTCGAGCTCGACTATGAGTCGCGCACTCGGCCGCAGAACGCGGCCGAGGCTGACGAGATCATCCCGTTTGCGATCACGGGCGTCACTTCGACAGACCCCGACGACTGGCAAGTGCTGTGTCGCAAGTGCAATCGGGCGAAGAGCAGCAAGGTCGCAGGCAATGCGGACGAGAATCCGCAGGCCCTTTACCCTTGGAGTCGTTCTTGGTGACGCCTTGGTGAAAGGGAGGGGGGCTTGACCCCCCCTTTACGGTAGCCCTCACTCGCAGGCACTATGCGCTCTCCCCCCGTCTTTTTTTCCCAAATTCCCCCCAAGGATTCGGCAGGTGGTCAGATGGGCACCGTCGCCGAAGCAGCCGAGTCTGGCAGCCGTCGCGAGATCCTTGAGGCTGTTCGCGACCGCCTCGCCGCGTCGATCGACAACGAGAAGACTCCGCCCCGCGACCTCGCAGCGCTCACACGTCGCTTCCTCGACGTGACCAGGGAGATCGAAGCGCTGGCCGACGAGGAGTCGGAGGACGAAGTTGGTGAAGCGCAAAGCACCCCCGACGAAGACTTCGACCCCGACGCTTCGTGACATTGCCCGGCACGTGCGCGTGCCGCGCGGCATCGTCAAGTCTGGGTGGCCGGCGGTCGCGATCCTGGTCGCGACCATGGGCTTGGTCTTTGATGCATGGCAGGTCGGTGTCGCTCGTCTGATCCTGGCGAAGCGTTCCGATGGCAGCTACGCCGCCGACACGACGCTGCTGTCGATCCCCCGCCAGGTTGGCAAGACGTTCGTACTCGGCGCGATCGTGTTCGCGCTGTGCATGCTCACGCCGAACATGCTGGTGATCTGGACTGCGCACCACACGGCGACGTCGGACGAGACCTTCGCGGATCTCAAAGCCTTCGCAGAGCGGCCGCGCGTCAAGAAGCACATCCGCTACGTGCGCACCGCGAACGGCCAGCAGACGATCGGCTTCCGCAACGGCGCCCGTATTCGCTTCGGCGCTCGCGAGCGTGGCTTTGGCCGCGGCTTCAAGAAGGTCGGCATCCTCGTGCTCGACGAGGCGCAGATCTTGTCGCAGTCGGCGATGGACAACCTCGTGCCGACGACGAGCCGCGCGGTGAATCCGCTCGTGCTGCTGGCGTGCACACCGCCGCGGCCAGGTATCGACCCGGGCGAGGTAGTGACGGCTCTCCGCGCTGAGGCGCTCGAGGCGGCGGACGGCAAGTCGACGACGCTGTACGTCGAGTTCAGCGCCGACAAGGACGCCGATGTGCGCGATCGTGCGCAGTACCGCAAGGCGAACCCGTCGTATCCGAAGCACACGTCGTTCCGCACGATGCAACGGCTGTTGAAGCTGCTGGGTGCGGCGTCGTTCCGGCGCGAGGTACTCGGCATTTGGGACGACACGCAGACTGGCGAGTTGCTGGTGGACGTGAAGACGTTCGCGGCGCTGCAGGCGCCGACTCCGAAGGAGACGGACGTCGCGTTTGGTGTGAAGTTCTCGCCGGACAACGCGCGCGTCGCGGTGGCCGTGGCGACGTTGACCGATGACGACGGGATCTTCGTCGAAATCGTCGACCTTGGCTCCACCTTGATGGGTGTTGGCCGCGCCGCGACGTGGCTTGCGAGCCGCAAGGACACGTGCGATGGCTTCGCGATCGACGGACAGTCGCACGCGGGCCTCCTCGCTGAGGAACTCGTGAAGGCGGGCGTGCCTGAGCGTCGAATCTCGCGGCCCACGCCGGACGAGGCGGTCACGAGCTACGCGCGGTTCCTCGAACTGATCAACGCCGGCACGTTGCGCCACTCCGGGCAGCCGGGCTTCGTCCGTGACGTGACTGGCGTCGGCAAGCGACCCATCGGCCGCAACGGCGGATGGGGCTTCAAGACCGTCACGCAGGGCGCGAACGACACCACGGTGGAAGCCGCCGCATTGGCCATCTCTCAACTCAAGCATCGACCCCGCTCGACGGGCACCAAGGCAGCCACTCGAGGGCGCCGCACGACTGGACGCAGGAAGGCCTCGGTGATGTGACATGGCGTATCGCGCGATCACCGTGAGCGGGCTGGACGAGGGCGAGAACGACCGCGCCAACGAGCAGCTGGCGAACATCGAGGCGAAGACGCCCCGCAACCTGATGCGCAAGCGCTACTACGACAACAAGCATGCGGTCAAGCACGTCACCGCGGTGCTCCCGCCGGCGTACCAGAACCTCGGCACGTGTCTCGGGTGGTCCGCGAAGGCCGTCGACATGCTCGCGCGTCGTTGCCGTGTCGGCAACTTCACGTGGTCCGATGGCGACCTCAAGGACGTCGGCTTTGACGAGTTCGCAGAGCAGAACGATCTGATCGCGGAGATCGGGCAGGGCCTGACGTCGTCGCTGCTCCACGCCACGGCGTTTATCGCCACGGTGGCGGGCGACACGACCGCTGGCGAGCCGGACGCGTCCATGCATTTCTTCGACGCGCTCACCGCGACGGGCATTCACAATGCCCGCACGCACCGCCTCGACAGCTCGCTGATCGTGGACGACCGCAACAAGGACGGCAAGGTCACCGGTTTCACGCTGCACGAGCCCGGCAAGATCACCACGGTCGAGAAGACGGGCAACAAGTGGGAGGTCGTCGACGAGTCGACCCACAAGTACGGCATGACCGTCGACATGCTCCCCTACCGTGCGCGCCTCGGCCGCCCGTTCGGATCGTCGCGCCTCAGCCGCCCGATGATGTCGATCCAGTCCATGGCGATCCGCGAGCTGCTGCGCCTCGAGGGCCATATGGACGTGTACTCCTTCCCCGAGCTCTGGATGCTCGGCGCAGATCTCAGCGTCTTCGGCGACAACGCCGACGCCATGCAGGTACGTCTCGGCCGTCTCAAGGGCGTCCCGGACGACGAGAACGAGAAGAACCCGCGCGTCGATATCAAGCAGATCGACGCATCCTCCCCTGCACCGCACCTCGCCGCCCTCAACGCCCAAGCGAAGCTCTTCGCCCGCGAGTCAGGCCTTCCCGACTCGGCGCTCGCGATCACGGATCTCGCGAACCCCACCAGCGCGGAGGCCTACGACGCCGCACAGTACGACCTGATCGCTGAGGCCGAAGGCGCAACCGACGGGTGGACGCCAGCCCTCAACCGCGCCACTGCCCGCGCGCTCGCGATCAAGAACAACGACCCGTCGCTGGCGTCGACGCTCGCAGCGCAGATGCGACCCAAGTGGCGCAACCCCAAGTACATCTCGCGTGCCGCCGAAGCAGACGCCGGCCTCAAGCAGCTTCAGGCGCTGCCGTGGCTCGCCGAGACCGATGTCGCACTCGACCTGCTTGGCCTCACCGATGAGCAGTACCGACTCGCGAAGGCCCAGCACGACCGCGCCGTGGCCGCGCAACGCGTCACCGACCTGCTCCGCCCCGCAGCGGCCCCCGAGCCCGCACCCACCACGGAATAGCGCATGCTCGTCGACGACCGCACACGCCAGTTCCGCGCGGACCTCGCCGAGATCGCCCGACAGTCAGACGACGCACTCGCGCGCGTATGGCGCGGCCTCGACCTCACCAAAGTCGCCGACGTGCGCGAAGCGCTCGTCGACCTCGCCATGGCTCTCGGCTCTGGATACGGCGAGGCATCCGCGCTCGCGACCGCCGAGTACTTCGACGACCTACGCGTCGCGGCCGGTGTCGACTCGACGTTCGTCGCGACGCTGGTGAACAACCTCGACGAGGCCGCGATCCGCTCAGACATGGGCTGGGCTGTCGACCCGCTCACTCGCGAAGACCCGAGCACGGCGCTCGCGAAGGCGGGAACAGTGATCGGCGCACTGCTGCGCGACGCGTCGAACGACACGGTGCGCACGAACGTGCAGCGCGACATCACCTCGGTGGGCTGGTACCGCATCGCACGCGCGAACGGCTGCGACTTCTGCGTGATGCTCTCGCAGCGTGGCGCTGTGTACCGCGAGAAGACAGCGGACTTCGCCGCGCACGGCAACTGCCACTGCACGGCCAAGCCGTCGTGGGACCCGGACGCGCCTGAGGTCGATGTGCGGGCTTACGAGGCCTCGCAGCGCACGTCGCACCTGCGTGCTCTCGACGAGCAGGACGGCGGCGACCGCTACGAGAACCACAAGGCGAACATCGCTGGCTGGCTCGGCGACGGCAGCCACCTCGCTGCTTTCCGCGCCGAGCTGATCTAGAACGTCCCGCCGCCTGGCGGGGGTAGCGCTACGCACGCGCTCAAGTGCGGACCCATTGGCCGACGGGCCCAAAACGGAGGAGCACCCATGACCAAGAACAACACCACGGACTCCGAGAACGGCTCGGAGAACGGCAACTGGACGGCGCCCGCCAACCAGGAGGAACTCGACTCGATCATCGAATCCCGGCTCGCGCGTGAGCGCCAGAAGTACGCCGGCTTCGACGAGATGAAGTCGAAGGCCGAGAAGTACGACCAGGCCCAGGCCGCGAACCAGTCCGACGAGGAGAAGCGCGAGCAGCGCATCGCCGAAGCAGCGACTCAGGCGGCGGCAGCTACTCGTCGCGCCGACCTCGCGGAGGTCGCGCTCGAGAAGGGCCTTACCCCCACCCAGGCCAAGCGGCTTGTGGGCAACACGCGTGAGGAGCTCCTGGCGGAAGCCGACGAGCTGCTCAAGGACCTCGGCTCGGAGAACGACGGCCGTCCGAACGCGCGGAACCAGAAGAAGAAGACCGCTCCCAACCCCAAGGACGACGAGGCGCGCGAGTTTGCGGCCCAGGTCTTCGGGCGCAAGGACGAGTAACCCGAGAGGAAGGCCACCATGGCCACTTTGACCACTGCCGGTGTCAAGATCCCTGACCAGATCTTCGAGCCGTGGCTCGAGAAGGTGGGCGCCAACTCCACCATCCAGGCGCTGTCCGGCGCGATTCCCATGAAGTTCGGTCCCGGCGAGGCGATGCTCTTCGACATCGGCGAGGCCGAGTTCGTCGGTGAGGGCGCCAACAAGGCCGGCTCGACGATCTCCAAGACGATCCAGTCGATCAAGCCGTTCAAGTTCCAGAAGACGGTGCGCTGGACCGACGAGGTGAAGTACGCCGACGAGGACCACCAGCTCAAGGTCATCGAGCAGGTGCTCGCCCGCATCCAGCCCGCCCTGTCGCGCGCGCTCGACTTCGGTGTCTACCACGGCATCGACCCGCTGAGCGGTGACGTCGCGGCGGACATGACGGTGAAGCTGTCGGACACCACCAACTCGGTGGAGATAGCTACGGCGAAGCCGTACACGTACATCGATGCCGCCGACGAGCTCGTGCTCGCGGGCAGCTACACGCCTCGCGACATCGCGCTCGACCCGACGTGGGCGTCGAAGTTCTCCACGGCTCGTGGCACCAACTCCGAGCAGAAGCTCTACCCGAACTTCCGCCTCGACACGGCCGTGTCCGAGCTGGACGGCCACCGCGCATCGGTGTCGCGCACGGTCGGTGCTGTCGGCATCGCGACCGTCGACACGGACGTCAAGGCGTTCGTGGGCGACTTCTCCGGCATCGGCTGGGGCCTCCAGCGTGAGGTCGGTCTCAAGATGATCGAGTTCGGCGACCCGGACGGTGGCGGCGACCTGCAGCGCAACAACCAGGTCGCGTTCCGTGCCGAGGTCATCTACGGCTGGGGCATCGCCGACCTCGACGCCTTCACCAAGATCATCGACGCGGTCTAAGCCGCATCACCTCGGGCGCGAGTCGGCTCGGCTCGCGCCCGAGGCCATTCACCCCGCACAACCAGGAGGCAGCAATGTCCGACAAGCCCAAGGCGGTGGTGCGGTACCACCGCGACACCGGCGCCAAGATCACCACGTCCGAGGCCAACGCTGAGCGTCTCGGCTCGGAGTGGCTCAAGACCAAGCCGCGCGGTTCCGCGTCTGCGAAGGTCGACAAGGCCGAGGTCGTCATCACGCCCGAGGCGGACGAGCCCGACGACGTCGAGGACGAGGACCAGGACGAGGACGTCGACGACGTCGAGAGCGATGACGAGTCCGACGAGGGCGACTCCGAGGAGATCGTGGCTGACGACAAGCCGATCTCCGCACCGGCCCCCGCGAAGAAGCCCGCCGCGCGCAAGGCCGCGGCTAAGTAGTCCGGCGCCCCGGCCGGCACACGTCGGCCGGGGCCCGCTAGCTCAAGGAGGTGGCAGCCCATGGCGCTCACCCAGCTTGCCGATTCCGCGGCCGTCGCGGCACGCCTCCGCCGGGCTCTCACCACCGACGAGACTGCCCACGTGGGCGGTCTCCTCGACGAGGCGACCGTGAAGGCGCTCAGCCACATGGGGATCTCGGAGACCTACTTCGACGACAAGCCGATCCCCACGACGGTGTCGATCGTGGTGTCGCGCATGGTCGCACGAGTCTTTGAGCAGGCGGCAAAGGCTCCGGGTCTGGTGCCTGGCATGCAGCAGGCGGGCACGACGACGGGCCCGTTCTCGCAGCAGACGACGTTCGTCAACGGGTCCGCGAATGGTGGCCCGTGGTTGACCCGCTCGGATCGTGACGACCTCGACAACGCCATCGGCAAGAACAAGGTGGTCGCGGTCGATCGCGTCGCCACCACGTCGGTGCACGCCGAGTACTGCGCGATCAACTTTGGTGCGCTGTACTGCTCGTGCGGTGTGGACATCGCGGGCTCGGTGATCTACTGATGACCGAGACGGTGACGCGGATCCGCGCGGGTGCGCCGACGGGTGTGGACAAGTTCAAGCAGCCCGTCCCCGGCCCCGCGACACAGACACCCATCGAGGGCGCACTGTTCGACCCTGGCGGCTCGTCGGAGCCCGTCGAGGCGGGTCGCACACCCGTGGTCACCAAGCCGACCCTGTACTTCCGTGGCGCGAACCCCGACATCGTCGCCACCGATCAGGTCAGCGTGCGCGGCGTCGTGTACGACGTCGACGGCGACCCGGCCTACTGGGACCAGGGCGACCCGACGGTGCGTGGCCTGGTGGTCGCGCTACGGAACGTGAAGGGCTGACATGGCACGCTCCAAGGTCACCCTCAAGTTCAACCAGTCGGGCTTCCAGGAGATCCGCACCGCCCCCAAGGTGATGGACATGATCGACGACATCGCCGATCAGACCGCGCAGCGCGCCGGCGACGGATTCGAGGCCCGCAAGGCCACCAAGACCGGTGGCCGCGTCCGTGGCCGTGCAGCAGTCGTTACGACCACGCGCGACGCCGCCGAGCGTGAGTCCCGCGACCACACCATGGTGAAGGCGCTGGGGTCGCCATCTGATGGCTGAGGCGTTGACATTCGGCAACGTCGAACAGGACACGTGCGACTACCTCGAGCCGCTCATCGGTGCGTCCGCCATCACGGTCCTGCCCGCCCAAGAGAACCTCGACGACCTGTTCGCGAGGGTCATGCTGACCGGCACTCGCCGCATCAACATCACGCTGATGGAGCACCGCGTCACCATCGAATGCTGGGGCACCTCCAAGTCCACCGCGTTCGAGCTCGCGCAGAAGACGTTCGGCCACATGGTCGCCTGGCGCACCGACACCACATGGGTGCCCGAAGACGACGCCGGATGGACCGCTGGCCCGTACTACGACGTCGATCCACTCACCGGACGCGACCGCTACGTCATGACCGCGAACGTCCGCCAAGGCGTCGTCGCACTCTGACCCACCACCAACCCATAGCCCGCGCTCGCGGGCTGTTTGGAGCGCCCTCATGGCTGTTGTGCACCACCCCACGATCCCGGGCATCACCCAAGAGGTTCCCGCGAAGGACGTGAAGCGCTGGAAGCGCTCTGGCTGGGTCGACAAGGCACCTGAGACGGCCGACGCCATCCCGGCGCCGGAGAACACCCCCGCGCCGCCTGACGCGGCCAACGAGAAGGAGTAGCACCTCATGGCTGCACCCACCGAAGCGAAGGTCACCGTCGGCGCTCCCGCCATCGGCGGCGCGATCTTCCGAGCCCCCCTCGGCTCGACTCTGCCCACCGCCGTGGCGTCGGCTCTCGACGCCGCGTTCATCGCCCAGGGCCACGTGTCCACGGACGGCTTCACCCGCGCGATCGAGAAGTCCTACGCCGCGATCAACGCGTGGGGCGGCGACGAGGTCGCGAAGAACCGCACGGAGCACAGCGTGAAGGTGAACTTCGCGCTGATCCAGTCGCTCGACAAGGACGTGCTGACCACCGTGTTCGGTTCCGATGCGGTCACCGTCACGCCCGCGACCGTGTCCAGCGGTGAGCTCATCGCGGTCGCCTACGCGGGCGAGGAGATGCCGGAGTCGGCGTGGGTCGTGAACATGGCCTACAAGGGTCGCAAGCGTCGCATCGTGTTCCCCAAGGCGCAGATGACCACCGAGTCGTTTGAGCAGACGTTCTCCGACGAGGACGTGGTGCCGATCCCGGTCGAGCTGACGATCTATGCCGACGAGAACGGCAACTTCTTCTACGAGTACACCGACGACGGCGTGTTCGCCGCCTCCTAAGCCGTCAGTGCCCGCGCGGTCTGGGTGCCTCCGCCGCGCGGGCAC